ACTTTTGAAGCCTGGTTATACCCAAGTAGCATTGCCGGAATACGCGGTTTTTATGCACTAAGTGGCGGACCTGGTGGTGTGCCCAAATTTGTGATGCACCTTAATGCAGGGACACCCAGTATTCATTATAACGGATTGACAGGCGGTTCGGATATTTACACAACAGCCACTAGTGCGATCACTGCAAATACCTGGACTCACCTTGCGTTTGTGCGTAACGGAAGCACTTGGACTTGGTATATAAACGGGGTGGCATCCGGCACTGGGTCAAATAGCACAAATATTACATTTACCACTCAACCACTCTATGTAGGGTACGGGGGAGAAAGTTATTTCACTGAATTCAACGGCTACATAGATGACTTACGAGTAACAAACGGTGTAGCCCGTTATACAGCTAACTTCACACCGCCCACATCACCAGTTATACAGTTTTAATTTTGTGTTTTCCCATTAATGGGATAAATACTATTGACATAGGCACCGAGAATAGTTTAATATTCATATTGTGTATGTTAGTTGATTCATAGGGAATCAGCGAATTTATATTAGGCTCAACAAAGACCAACTTAAGGAGAAATATTATGGCCTCATTAGCAGAAATCAGGGCACGAATTGCTGCCCAAGAAAACAAGTCAAACAAAGGCGCATCAGGCGCTACATCTGATAACGCAATCTACCCCCACTGGAATATGGATGAAGGTACAATCGCTACTGTGCGATTTTTGCCCGATGCCAACTCTAGCAACACATTCTTTTGGGTAGAGCGTCAAATCATTAAGCTTCCCTTCAATGGTGTGAAGGGTGATCCAAACATGAAGCAAGTTGTTGTACAAGTTCCGTGCACGGAGATGTATGGCGACAGTTGCCCAGTTTTGGCAGAAGTTCGTCCTTGGTATAAGGATGAGTCATTGAAAGAAATGGCTAACAAGTATTGGAAGAAGCGTAGTTATTTGTTCCAGGGTTTCGTTCGTACAAATCCTTTAGGTGATGACAAGGCTCCTGCTAACCCTATTCGCAGGTTCATTATCAGCCCGCAAATCTTTACTATCATCAAGTCTAGTTTGATGGATCCTGAAATGGAAGAATTGCCAACTGATTATATGCGCGGTCTTGATTTCAACATTAAGAAGACCAGCAAAGGTGGTTATGCTGATTACAGTACTTCAAACTGGGCCCGTAAGGAAAGCTCATTGACTGAGGCTGAACAAGCCGCACTTGAAAGTCATGGCTTGTTTAATCTTGCTGACTTCTTGCCCAAGAAGCCCACTGAAGCAGAACTTCGTGTTATCAAAGAAATGTTTGAAGCAAGTGTTGATGGTAAGCCTTACGATAATGAGCGTTGGGGTCAATACTATCGTCCTTATGGACTTGAAGCTCCTGCAGGTTCTACAACGGCTGAACCAACTGCGACTGCTGGAACCAGTGCACCCGTTAAACAACCCGTAGCAGAATCTTCTGCTCCTTGGGAAGATGAAGAACCACAAACATCTTCACAACCTGTCAAGGTTCCTAGTGCCCCATCAAGCGATAAAGCACAAGACATTTTGGCAATGATCCGAGCAAGACAGAATAAGTCTGCTTAAACGGAATAAGGGGCTTAGGCCCCTTCCATAGGAGATAACTATGACATTACCAGATGAAAGATTTCGGGCTTTAAAGCAAAGTAAAAAATTACTGGAAGAGTTATGCGATCCTGGTCGTACTCCTAGAGTACCCAGTGTTGTAAGAGATAGGGCAAGAGGTTGCCTAAGGCATTATCCTAGTGATTTTGAACTAGAACGGATTGCCGATAACTGCCCAGAATACCTTGACAAACTATCATTTACTGATAGACTGTATACAAACGGCATTACAAAATAAGGAAATAAAATGAAACTTAATAAACTTGATAAAGTAAGTGATTCCTTTACCATTTATCGTTATGATAATGGTTGGATGATTGAAATCAGCGGGCGTGACACAGAAAATGATTGGAAAACTACTAAAATTGTGTGTAACACCGAAGAACAACTGATTGAAATGATTAAAGAATATAACATTAAAAAGTTGGATAATTAATATGGGAAAGCCATTTGACGTAAGTAAATTTAGAAAGGATATCACCAAGTCTATTGAGGGCTTGAGCATTGGTTTCAATGACCCGACAGATTGGGTGAGTACAGGAAATTATGCTCTCAATTACCTCATTAGTGGTGACTTTAATAAAGGCGTACCTCTTGGTAAAGTTACTGTCTTTGCCGGAGAGTCAGGATCAGGAAAGTCATACATCTGTTCAGGCAACCTCGTCAGACACGCACAACAACAAGGCATCTTTGTTGTCTTGGTTGACTCAGAAAATGCCTTGGATGAAGATTGGCTGAAAGCACTCGGTGTAGATACCAGTGAAGATAAACTATTGAAACTCAACATGGCAATGATTGATGATGTTGCCAAGACTATTTCAGAGTTTATGAAGAACTACAAGGCACTGCCTGCTGATGATAAGCCTAAAGTTCTTTTCATCATTGACAGTCTAGGTATGCTACTGACACCTACTGATGTTAATCAGTTTGAAGCAGGTGACATGAAGGGTGACATGGGTCGTAAGCCTAAGGCATTGACGGCACTTGTTCGCAACTGTGTTAATATGTTTGGCAGTCACAATGTAGGATTGGTTGCGACTAATCACACATATGCTTCACAAGATATGTTTGATCCTGATGATAAGATTTCAGGTGGTCAAGGCTTTATCTATGCTTCAAGTATTGTTGTTGCTATGCGTAAACTCAAACTTAAAGAAGATGAAGATGGCAACAAGGTAAGTGAAGTTAGAGGTATTCGTAGTGCTTGTAAGGTTATGAAAACTCGCTACGCAAAACCATTTGAAAGTGTTCAAGTTAAGATCCCGTACGACCAAGGTATGAGTCCGTTTTCAGGTCTTACAGATTTGATTGAAGGAAAAGGATTACTCTCAAAAGAAGGTAATAGTCTGGTATATACCACAAAAGACGGAGAAATCATAAAAAAGTTTCGCAAAGGCTGGGAGCGAAATGACGATAATTGTCTGAATATTGTAATGAAAGATATCATGCTTTCACCCAAAGAAACTCCGATGGAATCTCCTGATGAAGAATAAAATATGGATTCATAGCAGTTAGCATAAATAATATTATGGAGACTGCTATGTATTACATATACGCCCTAATAGATAATAGAACCAACCTTCCTTTTTATATAGGTAAAGGTAAAACTGAAAATCAAAGACATTTGGATCACTTCAAGGAAACTATTGACAATACTGATAATCGTCATAAGTTCTTTAAGATTCAATATTTACGAGAACAGGGATACGAGATACCTATAAGTATTTTGACTGACAATATTATTGATGAAAATGTCGCATATGAGATTGAGGCATCTTATATTAAAAAATACGGGAGAGAAAATATTGATGAAGGCGGTATATTGACCAACATTTGTTTAGATAAACGACCCCCTTCTCATAAAGGTAAAAAGCAAGCACCTGCTCATTTAGAAAAAAGAATAGAAAGTTATAAAAATACTCTATTAGAAAATGGCAGAAAACCCATGACAGCAGAAACAAAAAAGAAAATTGGGTTAGGTGTCACAGGTGAGAAGAACGGGTTTTATAACAAGCACCACACAGACGAAAACAAAAAGAAACATTCAGAAAGAATGAAGGGTAACAAAAACAATATAAAAACCTATAGATTTATTTCACCCGATTCAGTTGAATATATAGCTGAGGGGTTTTATAATTTTTGTAACCTACACAATTTAAGTGTGCCTACTATGGAAAAGATTATGAGAAATAAAAAGATACCAGCCCGCGGTTCATGTAAAGGATGGTTTGTTGAAAAATATAATTCAAAGATAAGTAATGTATCAACAGAGGAGAACATTACAGAATGAGTTTAGATTTTGTAGCAGAAGTATGGGATGCATTAAGAGGTCATATTGATATCTCTGAAAGAAAAGATGCCGCTGACACATTGGTTAGCTTTTTAATTGACAACAATTATGAAGCAGATGAAATCAAAGAATCTTTCCGTGGTGAAAAAGAAATTTTGAACGCACTCAAAGATTATGTCAGTGAACATGAATTAGAAGAAGAATACGAAGAAGATTACGACGACGAAGATGAAGAATGGTGATGAATGAATTGGTACACTAAAGTCACACAAAATCTTGGTGTGATACCCGATTTTATTACACATTATGAATCAGAATTAATCTCGGCAAAAAAAGAAGTTTCCATTTATGGCAATGTAGAAAAGAACATTGCCAACCTACCGGGTGTTACTGAGCATAGATTTAACCAGCTTCAAGAAATTGAGGCTGTGTTAAATTACCTCAACATACAACTTAGGAAAATTCGCCGAAAGCATTTTCAAAAATATTTAGAAGCGTATAATAGAGCATTGACTAGCCGTGATGCTGAAAAGTATGTTGATGGTGAGGATGAAGTCATTGACTTTGAAACCATTATCAATGAAGTAGCACTACTACGCAATCGTTGGTTAGGCATTATGAAGGGTCTTGAAGCCAAACAATGGCAGATGGGACACATTGTAAGATTACGAACAGCCGGTATGGAGGACATTACAATTGGCTAATACAAAATTATCCGCTCAACAAATTAATAAAATATTAGGTAACATTACTTTCCCTAATAGTTTGTCTACGAACGGTACCATTCAAGGATCTGGAAATGTGAATATTTTTTCTTTTGGTGAAGAACAACAATCTAAGTATTTTAAAAAATACGAAATTTACGAATCAGAAGAAGATTTGTTGGCATTGAGTTGTGCTTGGTATAGAATACGAAACAGTTCTACAGATACTAATCTAGCCATTCGCCCTACAATTAGTAAGCTTCTGGATAGAGATTTGTTCCCGTTAGTAACTGACGAAGATAAAGAATTAGCAGGTAAGGTTCGTGACTATTACAGCAAAAAAATTATGATGCTGAAATTAAAAAACGAACATATCTCTAACTATACTGAGGACTTGAATAAATTTGTTCACAGCGATGGAACTAAATTTGTAGAGCAAACATTTGGATTGGCATATCGTTTGCCCCAGTTCTACTTCTATGATATAGAGATTGATAAAATTTTCAGCGGAAGAAAAACGGTAGTATCAAAAAATGTTATAGGCAAAGAGTTAAAAACATTATCATTCATTAGTAAAACTGTGTTAGATCGCCGATCATTAAAGCGTAATGAATATTGGTTTAGTGACGAAAACAATAATGTTGTTGCTCTTTACTTAGATAAAAATAATCCATTGACTGGTATATTTGAACAACTCATACAAAATCCTATCACTCTCAGTGGTCTTTATTATACTAAACGAAAGCACGATATAGGATTCTATCAAGTTGAAAAGTATGATTTGGTTAACTAATCGCAGTTAATGTGCTAACTGTTCTATGTTATTACACATAGTCCTGACACTTAATATGGTACCTTATTACGGTAAATATTAGTTTGTGAAAGGAAACAAAAAACATGGAACAAGTAAGCAAAGCATTTGGCATGGCAGGAGTATTTCTAGGTCATGTTATGGATTTAGGAATCAAACTGATTGCCGTAGGCGTTGTTCTACAAATCCTATTTGGTGCGGCAGTACCATTCCTAGGCATTGATGTAGTTGGCTCTATCGCTAAGTTCGTTGGTGCATTAGGCGAGAAGGGTCTTGTAGGCTTGATTGCCCTAGCAGTTATTTTTTGGGCTTGGAACAAAAAGTAATCGTTTCACACACTAACACAGAACCCGCCTAGTGCGGGTTTTTTTGTTGACATACCCGTAAAATTACTATATAATTTATTCTATACAGTTTATTGAGAGGAACTTATGAGTCTTAGCCCAGATGCACTTAAATTGATAAAAAACTATTTTTTTGGTGATAAAAAAGAATTTAACAAATTGACCAAAGTAGCACAAGAAATTATTGAGACATTTTTATTTGACAAAAATTCAAGTACATTAAGAGAGGAACTAACACTTTCTGTGGCAGGTTGCAAAAAAATAGATAAAAAACAAGGAGCAGACGGCTATGACAGTACAAGAAAAAAATATGTTGAAGTAAAACCTGAATACGCTCACAAAAATGAAAAGGGGAAACAAAAAAAATTAACAGGTGGCGGTAGTTTTAATGATATTACCTTGAAAAAAATCAATGATATTAAAGACTGGGATATTCTTTGTTCAGGGTTTGCAGACGATAAATGCCTTTTTGTGGTGAGGTTCCCTGCAAATCATATCACTTCAGATTTAGAAGCAAAACTCTTAAAGAAAATTAACAATTCAACCACTCGTAAATCCGTGAGATTTGGATATAAACAATATATTGACTGCCCAAATTTAGAAATACTTTACTTTGATGAAAATAATTCAAAAAAATGTATGAGTAAAGTAATGCTTCAAAAATTTATAAACCTAACAAAATGATTTTAAATTATTTAAATAAAAGATTTAGTTTAAGAAATTTATCAAATTCTGATTTTGAAAATCTATTGCCCCATCTTGCTAAAGAGTTAGAACAAACTAGTTTCCTACATAATTATTCTGTTGACGAATTAAAAAAAGATTGGCAAAAACTTTGCAAATGGACTACCACAGATAACGATATCAATTCTACCTCTAGATTGGGTATGAAATTGAGTGAACACTTTTGCCCTAATTTCTATGATATTGAAAGTGCAACAGGAACTAGTTTTAAGAGTTTGTGGAAGGCAGAAAATTTAGAAAAAATTCTAAGATGGAACCGTAAAAGTCATAGCACCCCGTACATGAGTGAGTTAAAGCGTGGCATTTACTTTTGTTGTGGTCTAACAAAAAACACAATGTACAGACCTCAAATGATGAAACTAGCCTGCATAAAATACAAGCCTGAAATAGTCCTTGATCCTTGTGCAGGTTGGGGAGGTCGCATGCTCGGTGCAGTATCGTATGGGGCCCATTACATAGCATTTGAACCAAACACTGAAACTTATAAAAATCTAAATGACATTGTGAACTTTTTGGGGATACAAAATCGTGTGACCTTGATTTGTGATGATGCGTTAAACATGAAAAAATACAACCTACCTAAGGTAGATTTAGTTTTAACAAGTCCTCCCTACTTTGACCTTGAAGTATACGCACATCAAAATACGCAATCAATTACCAATACACCAACCTACCAAGCTTGGGCAGATACTTTTTTGCGTGGGATCATTCATTTGAGCATTGAACATCTTAAAGAAGATGGTGTTAGTTGCTGGAATGTAGGTAAGGTACGCAATCGGGACATGAGTGATGATGTACTTGCCTACCATAAAGAATTGGGTTTTAGTGTTGTGAACACCCTCAATGTGGTGAGCAGTAAAAGGCAAAGCAATCAGACTTCACAAAAGAATGCCAAGAGTGCGGATACCACTGTAGTCTATAAAAACTAAATTTGACAATAAATGGTTCCTGTGCTATACTAAGGTATAGTTGATAAGGAACTGTATGAACTACACTCTGGTAACTCCCCAAGGTCGTATCTACACTTTCTACATTGAAGCCACTGCATTGTGCTACCAGCAAGCATACGGTGGCGTTGTTTTTTCACAACAGATTTTGAAGGATGAACATGTCACAGCCTGTGTACAATAAGGAACTTAAGTGCAAGGATTGTAAACACGCCAAGGGCTCATTCATGGCTCGGCTATTGCGTGAAAGTTATTTTTTCAAGTGCCATATTCCCGAGTCCTGGAATGAGGAAAAGTATGACCCGGTGTTCGGTAAAATTACCCCGGGTTATTTTCATAGTTGCAATGTAATGCGTGGAACCTACGAAGCCTGTGGTCCTGACGGAAAGCGTTGGACTCCCCGTGACACTAAACTGATTTTTCTAGCACTAAAAAACGGTTGACAATAATTGGATTTGGGCATATAATACAAATATGCTGAAAAAACAACATGTTACCCTAATTAAGAACGCCGAGGGCTATCTTTGGGCCGAGATGGGTAAGCAATACAAAACACTCAAGGGCGCAAAAATCGGAGCCCTGCATGATGCTCGGACGCTCGCAAAGCGTGATGTCCGAGTGTATACTTTCCTTACAATTATTGGTTGACAATAATTGGATTTGGTTATATAATAGTCTCATAGACAGTTAGATACAGGAGCGAATTATGCGTGCAAAGCGTTTGGTTGAAGGTCTGAATAACAGCCAAAAAATCCGTGTGATTGTTGACGGTGTTGGCTTCTTTACTACGGTGGCTGGCGTGTTTGATATGTGTTTTATTGCCCAGCGTGTCTCTGTGCTTATGGCTCTACAAACCATCGGTACTAGTCAGGCTCTGACGGGCAAGGAAATTACTGGTATCGCCCGTACATACAATGCCTATGACCACGATGGTCAAAAGGTTGATGTTCAGGTTCAAGTTGACCTCATTTAAGGAGTAATTATGGCTAAGATGATCACCTCGGCCCAGATGAATAAATGGGTAGCTGAGACATGGAAGCGTATTCAAGACCAAGCATGGAAGGGTCAGTAAAATGGGTTACAAGGTTCT